GTGTACGAAGACCCCAACATCGGGCGTCAAGTATCTATGTTTGTGCCAGCAGAAGACATCATCCTGCCATACGGTGCGACGGACATGGACACCTGTTATCGCGTGACGCACGTCATGCGTAAGACAAAGAACGAGATTATTAAACTCCAGCAAGCAGGGTTTTACTGCGATATGGAGTTGCCAGACCCAATGAAAGCGTCGCAAGACGACATCAAGCAAGCCAAAGACAAAGAGACTGGGTTCTCTGATTTAAACGACGAGCGTTATGTTCTATACGAGTGCCATGTGGACTTGGATTTAGAAGGCTTTGAAGACAAAGATGATGACGGCGAAGAAACCGGCATAGCATTACCATACGTGGTTACCCTAATAAAAGGCTCAAACGACATCCTGTCAATACGCCGCAACTGGAAGGAAGATGATGAGTACAGACTCAAGCGCCAGCACTTCGTCCACTACCAGTACATCCCCGGCTTTGGAGCCTACGGCTTNGGNCTCTTCCATCTCATCGGTGGATTTGCTAAATCAGCAACGAGCATCATGCGCCAGTTGGTTGACGCTGGCACTTTATCAAACCTCCCCGGAGGACTTAAATCGCGTGGTCTGCGAATCAAGGGAGATGACACCCCAATCGCCCCCGGTGAATTTCGTGACGTAGACATTGGCTCAGGCGCACTGCGGGAGAACATTCTTCCCCTGCCATATAAAGAACCAAGTGCGGTTCTGGCGGCATTGCTTGACAAGATCGTAGAAGAAGGGCGTCGTTTTGCGGCTACTGCGGACATGAACGTGTCCGACATGTCTGCGCAAGCACCTGTGGGTACAACGCTGGCTCTGTTAGAGCGCCAGCTAAAGGTGATGACAGCGGTACAAGCACGTCTGCACTACTCATTCAAACAAGAGTTGGGTCTGTTGGCAGTCATCATCCGTGACAACGCCGACCCAGACTACAACTTTGACCCAGAAAAAGGCAACCGTTCTGCTCGCCAAGAAGACTACAAGAACGTAGATATTATTCCTGTGAGCGACCCAAATGCTGCCACGATGTCCCAGCGTGTCGTGCAGTACCAAGCGGTTGTTCAGATGGCGCAGATGGCTCCAGATATCTATGACTTGCCACAACTACACCGCAGGATGCTTGAGGTTCTTGGCATTAAGAACCCAGACAAGTTAATCCCGTTGCCAGACGACGAGAAGCCAAAAGATCCAGTATCCGAGAACATGTCAATGTTGCGTAGCGAGCCTATGAAAGCGTTCATGCACCAAGACCATGAGGCACATATCAAGGTGCATATGTCGATGATCAACGATCCGTTGGTACAGCAGTTGGTTGGGCAAAACCCCAAGGCACCAATGATGCAAGCGGCCATGATGGCGCACGTATCAGAGCACGTTGGTTACTTGTATCGTCAGAAGATTGAGCAACAGTTGGGCATGCCTCTGCCTCCAGAAGACGAGAAGTTGCCACCAGAGATTGAGTTGGCGCTCTCAGGCATGATGGCTCAAGCCGCACAACAAGTGCTCCAGCAAAGCCAAGGCCAAGCTGCACAGATGCAAGCCCAGCAACAAGCACAAGACCCTGTTATCCAGATGCAACAGCAAGAATTGCAGATCAAACAGCAAGAAGTACAGATTAAGGCACAGAAAGCCCAAGCAGATATTGCGTTGGCACAGAGGAAACTCGCCGCAGATGCAGCCGCTAAAGCCGACAAAATACACTTTGAAGAAAAGAAACTTGTAGTCGACGCCGCCGACAAAGCAGACCGTGCTACACAGGCACGCAACAACTCAAAAGGAAATATTTAACAAATGATTGAAGACTTCGCACGCGTATTGCGCGAAAAAATACGCACCGATATGAACAACTACGCAGATGACCTAGCCGCAGGTTCCTGCCAGACGTTCGACCAATATCAAAAACTCTGTGGGGTGATTCATGGTCTAGCCATCGCAGAGGGTTATCTACTCGACCTTGCAAAGAAAGTTGACGAATCAGATGAGTGAAATACTCCTGCCNNCCNCCATCCAACAATTGGATGCTCCCGACTCAGAGGAAGCAAAAGCCTCTGCATTACCNATCCCGACAGGCTACAAAATCCTGTGCATCGTCCCNCCCGTGGACGAGAAGTTAGCGGGGACTTCACTCGACTTANTTCGAGATGCAACGACTTTGCGCCAAGAAGAACACGCCACTACGGTGTTGTTTGTCATGCGTGTAGGGTCAGACGCGTACAAAGATAAAACCAAGTTCCCCTCGGGCGCGTGGTGCAAAGAAGGTGACTTCGTCTTAGTACGTACGTACTCCGGTACGCGATTCAAGATATTTGGAAAAGAGTTCCGCGTCATCAACGATGACATGGTGGAATGTGTTGTGCAAGACCCTCGCGGTGTAACCCGCGCTTAAAGGAGTAGATATGGCTGGAGAACAATTTAAGTTCCCTGACGAGATTGAGGATAAAACAATAGACATTGAGATCGTTACTCCTGACGACGAAGATGTTGAAGTCTCNATCATCGACGACACCCCNGAACAAGACCGTGGTCGTAGACCACTGGACAGGGANGTTGAAGACCCTACGGACGAAGAGATTGAGCAGTACACCCAAGGTGCGCAAAAGCGTATTAAGGAGTTAACACACGCTCGTCACGACGAACGCAGAGCCAAAGAAGCTACTTTGCGGGAAAAGCAAGAACTCGAGACTCTTACACAACGCCTGTTGGACGAAAACAAAAAGTTGCGTCAAAACGTCAATACTGGCACCGAACAGTTTACGCAGATGGCTAAAACCGCTGCTGAAGCTGAGTTGGACAAAGCACGCCGTGAATACAAGGTAGCACAGGAGGCTTTTGACTCCGATGCCATTCTTGCCGCACAGGAAGCGTTGCTGGACGCCAAGATGAAATTGGAAAGTACGAAAAATTTTCGTCCAACCCCTTTACAAGATGAAAATTCTGATGTACAAACGGGTTATCGAGAACCCCAACGTACTCAACCGGACGAAAAAACCTTGCGCTGGCAAGCAAAAAACCAGTGGTTCGGTGCAGATGGGTTCGAAGAAGTTACCAGCTACTCACTAGGGCTGCATCAAAAACTAGTCAATTCGGGTATGGACCCGCGATCTGATGAATATTTCGAGCAAATTGATGCTCGCGTGAAGTCGAAGTTCCCTGAAGTTTTCGGTGGTAACGAAGACAGGCCAAGGTCCGGTGAATCTCCGAAGAAACCTGCCTCTGTGGTTGCGCCTGCGACTCGTTCGACAGGTAAAAGAAAGATTGAGTTAACGAAAACCCAGTTGGCGTTAGCACAAAAATTCAAATTAACCCCTAAGCAGTATGCTGAACAAGTATTGAAATTGGAGAATCAAAATGGCTGAAAACCGTACCCCTCGTGACACATTGACACGCGAAAAAACCGCTCGAATGGTTTACAGACCTTCGAGTTCACTGCCAGACCCAACGCCTATCCCCGGCTATACGTTTCGCTGGATTGCGACGCATATAAATGGACAAGCGCTCCCGACTAACGTATCAAAAATGATGCGTGACCATTGGGAACCGGTAAAAGCAGTGGATCATCCGGAATTGATGCTAGAAGGTAATGCTGCTACAGGCAACGTCGAAATAGGTGGGCTCATGCTCTGCAAGAACCTTACTGAACGCGTCACTGCTATGAAAGAGTATTACGATGAGCAAGCACAAAACCAGATGACTTCGGTAGACAATAACTTCATGCGAAATAGTGACCCGCGTATGCCCCTTTTTGCTGAGCACAAGTCAACAACAAGTAGAGGTAGCGGGTTTGGTTCTGGTTCTAAGTAACTTTTTAAAGGAGTCTTAAATGGCTTATCCCGCTGTCAACGCGCCTTACGGGCTGTTGCCGCAGAACCTAATTGGTGGTCAAGTATTTGCGGGTTCTACCCGTATGTACAACATCCAGTACGGTTATGCGACCGACATCTTTTACGGTGATTTCGTCGTACTATCGCGTGGTAATGTAACTCGTGCCTCAGTTTCTACTGGCACTGGTTTAAACCAAACGGTTGGTATTTTCTTGGGATGTACTTATACAAACCCGCTAAACAAGCAAAAGCAATTTGCTCAATACTGGCCTTCAGGCACCCTCGCAGGTGACTGCCAAGCCTATGTATTGGATGATCCTGATGCTGTGTTCAAGGCTGTTGTATGTTCCGCTACTACTGCTGTTGCTTCCGCTGCTATGGCTATGAT